TGATTTAGAAAAAAATAAATTTAATATTTGGATGTTCAAAACGCAAGAATGGATAACAAAACCAATACATCCTAAGATAAGAAAATACCTGGATAGAATAAATTTCAGAGAAGATAAATTATTTGAATGGAATGATTTGCACGATAGACAAAACAATCCATCTGGAATTCCTACGAGATGGTGGACTATGTGCCAACAAGCAGGAGTTACATATAAAAATCGTCATGCTTGTAGACATACTCACGCAAGTTGGTTAGGACAAAAAAATTCACTACAAGGTTTAATGACTGCTGTTGGTTGGAAAAGTTCTAAAGTGGCACTTGGTTATGTTCATACTAATCAAGATGAAGTAGAAAAAATGATTAATGGATTGCCAGAATAAAATATTTTCTGACCATTTTGTGACCACTCTATAAAAAAAAATTAAAAAATGGCTGATTTCTAGGGTAAATTAGGTATACTTTTTTCTTGATATACTAGGTGTCATAAGGTAGTATTAAAGAAATAATGAGAAATAACAAGAAAAATTGGGAAATTTTTTACAAGGGTAGGAAAGAAAATGCAACTATTTACGACCATTTTCTAACCCACCCTGCTCTCATTACGACCACTTTTAACAATGGAGATAGTATGATGGTTGAAACTATGAACGAAGGGCAAGATAAATATAAACTTGTAAAAAGTTGTGTTAAATATTCAAAATCTCAATATGATATTACTACGATAAATAATCATTTTGCTAATAAAGAAATACAAATTAATAAAGATAATGAAAAAGATTTAGCTAATAAAATAGTTAATCTTGTTAATAATAATATTGGCAATCACGCAAATATCAATGAGACAAAGATTATTTTTATACCTAACCACCATAAAAAAATTAATGAAATTAGAGAAAGTTTAGGTAAACCATTATTAAAAGAAAAATACGATTTATATTTTTTTAGTGGCAGAGGTTGGGAAGTAAGATTTCATAAGGTGGCTCAATAATGAGCCATCTATCAGCTTCCACTTTTGTTGATATGCCTATTATCAATAAAGATTATATTGAGATCAGACCTATTGAGTTTGCTCAAGCTAAAGAAGTTATAGGCAAATTTCATAAGCATAATATTGCACCACAAGGTCATAAGTTTTCTATGGGTATATTTAGAAAAAAATTAAACGATCATGTTGCAGGTGGAGATTATGAACAATTACATGATTGGGTAATTATTGATACTTTTGATAATGATGATGATACTTTGGAACAATATTATGATTATGAATATGGAATGGATATGGAATACAGCGATAAGTATGATGCTTATGCGTTAAATTTAGGTGGGGAATTTGTATATGCTCGACCAAAAGAAGATGATGTTTTACTAGGAGTTGCAACTATCGGTAATCCTGTTGCTCCAAAATTAATGGATGGTAAAACTTTAGAGATTACTCGTATTTGTTTTGTTGATGAAAATAATAATCCATACTTTGATAGTGAGTTGCCAAAGTTTAATAGAGATCATTCATCTCCAATACCATCAATGTTTGTTTCTGCTATTGTAAAAGAAGTTAAAAAAAGAGGTTATGAGAAGTTAATTACTTTTACAAGAATTAATGAATTTGCTAAATATTTAAAAGCTACTGGATTTAATATTGTGTTTACGCAAACTAGAATACAAAAATGGAAGTCTAAGAATGCAGATAAGATGTATTCTAAATCTAAACCAAGTCTTAAAAATCGTTGGGAATTAAAAGTAGCTTAACTTAAATATTTAATATCTTTTATAACTCCTCTTGGGATGACTTGGCTACGACCAAATAGATCATCCTCATCGTGAGTATCTTTATCAGCTAATATAACAACAAACTCATCTGTTTCTTTATACAGCCAACCAAGAGAGTCCACACTACATACAGCAGACTTATCAAGATCTTCTTTTTCAATCCAACCACCAAGAGAGTTCTCATTTGTATCAAGCCAAGTAACTAAAACTATCTTCATTTTTTCCTTAAATGTTTGTACTGTTTTCTTTGTTCGACTGTGCCACTAAAATAATCTTCGTTCCAATTGTCGTAGTAACCAATTTTTTTTAATGACGTACTAGCTTCTTCTAATTCATCAAATGATTGTATGAGTACCATTAGAAAATCGTTATGACTCTCCCATGCTGTATCTTGCAAGAAATCTATTTCTTCATCAAAATCCTCTGGATGTGATGCCATTAAATATACATCTCTTGGAACATACACATAGTTAAGTGCATGAATATAGTCGGCTAGTTCATCAGCAGTTATGGATAAATCAGAACAAGCAACGATAGAAATTTTACCTTTAAAATTATCAGCTTCTTTGATGACAGCTTCAAGGTATGTTGAGGGATCGTTGTGTTCTACAATGTTTATGTGATTGTCTAGCCTTGTTTTTTTTGCGTAAGGACAAACAGGAAAGTTGTTTAAATGTTTGTTGGGTATTTCTAAAAAGTCTTTCGACCAGGATAATATATCTTCCTTTATCGTTCTCACTTTTTCTTAATTTGTTTAGAGATATACATATTCTTCACTAAACTTGTTTTCTTACCAAACTTCTTGTCTGCTTTTTTCTTGGCAGCAGAATACCCTTTTTTATTTTTTATCTTCTTTGACTTGCCTAGACTTTTTGGTCTTGGCTTTTCCCATACCGGTTTTTTTTTCATTTCTCCTCATTACTAATGGTTGTTTCCAGTTTGCTATTGTGAAAGTGCCTGTTAAAACTTCAACAATTCTTTTTAGTTCTTGGTCTACCACTTAACTTTATTTGACCAATAAGCTGCTGACATCTTACCTTTATTGATATTCTTACTATGTCTTGCTTTGAATGACCTGGAACGAGCAGTATTTTTTTTATCTCCAGACACACCTTGCTGACCAAAGCGGATAGTTTTTATTTTACTACCCTCTTTGGCAACAACAATGTGAGATTTTTTAGGATGCGATGGAGTACGTTTAGGTTTATTAAAACCACTTACTCCTGCTCTTTTTAATCTTGGATCTGCCATTAATTAAATAGCACCAATCACTACGATTACGATTATCGCAACAATACCGGCTTTAATCCAATCCTTCATGCTCCAGTCAGACCACTCTTTTAAGTGACTCCATAAGTCTTGTAATAATTTCATATTACCTCCTATTTTTTAAAAAATTTAGTAGCACCTTTAATTCCAAATGATGCTGACACAATGACACCTAAAGTGTACTTGTACCAATCTGGTGCTTGACTCAATGCTTGAAAACCATTGAACACAATATCTCTGCCCCAGTCTCCACAAAATGATAAAATTAAAGGTATGCTAAAAAGCAAAACCAACCATTCATCTTTCCATGATCCTTGTGTATTTTTGATTGCTTCTAAATCCCAATCAACCTCTCCTTTAATTTGTTTTTCCATTAAAGAAGTCTTAGCTTTTATTTCTGTAATCTTTTGTTCTGCTTTTGCTTTACGAGTATCTACAACACCTTTAACTACTTCTCCTGCAACACCTAACAATGGTTTTAATAATAAATTAATCATAAATTACCTAATTGGTTATAATAAAGATAAAATTGTCCGATTTGGGTAAAGACTAAAACAGCAAAAAGAATTAAAAATATAATTTTAAACATTTATTGTTCTATGCTCTCTAAAATCTGACTTAAATAGTGTACTCTATTTGTCGCTTGATTTTTGTACCATACAGAGTCTTTTAACTCGCTAGAAGCTAATTGGTATTCGGACTTGCTTAAAGCGTCTATACAACGCTTAAAACGAGAAAATCCTGTCCTACCTAAGACAAAAACACATTCAATTACTACTTCACGAGCAATTTCACTAATGTTTGGACAATCTTTTAGTATTTCATCAGCACCTCTTACTGCAATAGCAAAATCGTACTCAAAGACTTTTTCTAAGTGTCTATGATCGTACTGTTTATCATCTTCCCACTTCTCATCAGATCTACATAGATGACCATAGCCTATTGTTCTTTTACCTAATGAGTCTAAGTAAACTTTATTGCGATAGCCTTCATGTTCTTTGATACGTTCCTTTAATTCTTGATATTCCATAACGTCTTTTTCTTTCGTAAAATTTGTAAACCTTTTTCTAGGTAAATCATGGCATCGCCTAACTCTTCCAAAGTATCGACAAACATTTCTTCTAATTCTTTATCGGCTTGATCCATAGTATTGCCAAACTTCTTTGTACCTGCTTGGGATCTATCAGCTATGCGTTGGCAAACTTTTCTTGCAATAGGATCTTCTATATCCTTCATATCGTACCAGTCCATTCTCCCTTATCGTTTAAGGGCATTGAGTAAATAACTGGCTGTGAATTTATAATAGCACCTACACTAATAATTGGTCTTTTAATATAATTTTTTGCATACTTAAATGCTTCATGTTTTGGATTTATAGAACAACCAACACACATAGCAAAGTTTAATGCTAGGGGGGAAGATATGAGAGTTAGTTGGCTTAACGTGTGTTGATGTCCTGCCACATAACTCATGCCTAATTCTTTTGCACTAGCAACAACATTGGATTTAAAATGATGTGTAAAAAAAACTTTAGTCTTATTTGGCAGCTCTACAATAAGTTTATCATGCCAAGTCCATTTCCATTTCTTTTCTATTTCTAATATGTCGTTGATGTGTCTGAGAAAAGAATTTGGTATTGCAGATTTTTCTGCAAGTCGCTGAATGCGTATATCGTGATTGCCATAAATAATTGGCATTGCAGCAGGAAATATTTTGCGTAGTTTTTTGATACATCTAATAGCATCTTTTATTTCGTATTTTATATTAGGTAGTTCTGCACTATGCAAATGCTGACTAATTGCATGAAAGTCTACAAGATCTCCAATATGAATTACTTGCGTTGGTTTTATTTTATCTCGTAATTTTTTTATCCATTCAAAATAACCTGGCATTTGATATGGAAAATGCGTATCACTAAGAATAAGTAATCTTTTTGTATTCATACATTTCCTTTTATATGGATGGCTAATCCAAAATTTTCATAAATGTATAAATTGCTCCTAATATGCCACCGATGAATAAGGCAACTTTTAATCCTCCCAAACCTTTGTTTGATATGGAGTTTAAATCTCGTATTTGTTTTTGCATGATAGAAATATCTTCACGCAAATATTTTAATTCTGTTTTTACTTCTGCTATATCCTTTTGCCACTCAGACATTTGTATTACCTATATGTGAGCCACATTGAAATATGACTGTTAATTTTCTTTCTTTTAAATCAGCATCAAGATAATTAGCTAAGTTGTTTTTTGCTAAATTACATTCTATATTATC